GCTCTTCCGATCTAACCTCATCAGCACAGCAAAATGCAAGGTTCAAGCCAATGATCCGTTGGTAGTTCTCAAAGCTGCGGCACAAGATCTTTGTATCACCACCAGGCAAGTGCAGGATGTATTCAGGTAATGGTGAAGCCCTGAAGGTATGCGGGATTTCGTAATGCTCTAGAAAGTCGTCAAAGTCATTCAGCCAGATGTCACGAATCAAAGGGCCAGTAGGTTCCATGACGCAACCAATGAAACCTTGATTAGCAATCGCTAGCGCAAGGGTTTTGGCGCATAGTGCTCGGGTTTTGCCTGCACCGTATCCGGCAGATATTGCCAAGATCTGCGAGTCTTGGTCTGATACAAAATCAAGCTGTCCTGGATGCAGATCAGATTTAACGCGATCTAATAATGCGTTTGCATCTTGCAGTGCATGGGCTTCACCCAGCTTTTGCAGGACGTTCCCCTCAGGGACAACATCAAGAATCGACATTACGCAAACATGCCCCGCGCAGTTGAGCACGCTTCTCTTCGATCAAGTGCATTGACGAAACTGTGCAACATGCTGTGACATCGTTGATTTTCATGTAAACGCGATACATAGAATCTTCAGTCGCTTCATACCAGAAGTCTTCATTCTTGACAGGCTTAACTTCAGTCATGAAATGAGCTGTGCAAGTTTGGCGGCAGTGTTGATGCAACCTAGGGAAACAGAAAGCTGACCACGATTACGAGCTTCCTGCTGCAAAGTTGAGCATTGCGACAGTAGATCAGCAATCATCTGCGGACGTTCTAAATCCCAATCAGCACGAATTTGCTGGCGTGCAAGGTCTAAATAACGATCAACCGTGCGTTCACTTACACCCCAGTTCTCCGCAGCGTGCCGCCAGCAGTCTGATCGCTTACCACCGTGAGCGAGGATGCGACAAAACTCAGCAACGCGCAGTTCTGTTTCTGCTTTTGTTGAGCCTTTTGCAGCCATGCAATGTTTAATTATTACTTTGACTATACAGAGTTTTGTGCATTTAGGAAACGAGCGTATGCACCAGGGCGTGGTTTGAAGCTACGACGGTAGGTTTTGTTGGTATTTGAGATGTAGAGTTTCCTGCCGTCGTCAGTGATGATGTATTTGGCACCACGGGAGCTGGTGTGCACTTCGTGATCGCCGATGTACTTTTCAGAGATGGTTGCCATTGTTTTGGTATTGTTGCCAAAGGCCGGTGTAGGTGTTGTGATGCGGGTGATTGCGATCGTGGCGTTTGTCTAGGTGATAGAGCAGTTCCAGAAGGATGACACGATCCATCATTGCTTCCGTGTCCTGCGCTTCTGGCAATACAGGTTGCATTGCTTGGGGTGCAATGTCACTGATCCAATCGTTGAAGTAGCTGCTGCTCATTTTGCGGTTGAGGGTTGAGGCGATCGTGATACAGGGCTGTGTAGAAGTCGTCGTAGGTGTTGAGGATGCTACGCAGCTTTTTGTTGCTGATTCGACGCGATGGTGAAGATTGCGATTGCTGCGGCTTGTTCAGCCTGTTGAGCAGTGAAGATGCCATGAAAGCGTTTACGGATGGCAGTTGTCACTTGATGTAGTGCATCAGTGGTGATTGCTTTTTGCTGTAGTGAGTTTCGGATGATGTCAGCGCGTGAGCTGTTTTGTTCATTAGCAAGTTTGTCGATGATTTCAATGTCTTTTTCATCAAGACGAAGGGTGAATCTTTTCAGGGACATCAACTGCGGTCAATAGGTGAGCCTTGATGCGTTCAAGGTCATTGTTGAAGGATCGTAGCAAGTCCAAAGGGATTGGACGTTGTTCTTCGATTGCATTGTCAGAAATTGCAGCAGCCGTTGCTTTTGCAGAATCTAAGAGATCAGTGAGATGATCGATGACAGGATCTTGACGTTTAGAAACGTCTAAGAGGTTTGAAAGGGTCATGTTCATGAATCACGAAGGAGATTTTTGTGACGTACACCGCGATAACCAGAAGGGAAGTGATGCAGTGAAACATTCATGTTTGATCTAAAGCCTGGTGATGGTTCATCAAGATCATCGATTGTGACGTAATTGTTTTCAACCATGTACCTGAGTTTCAGGCGGACTGAGGTTACATCAAAAGCAGCGGGCTTCATGCAAAGAAATCCTTAAGGACTGGGTTCGTCGTGGGCTGATCATCAAAACCACGATCAGCAGTGAAGACGCGATGCGCTGGGTGCTTGTGTTCAGGCTCCTGTGCGGGGCTGTAACCGGCTTGTTTGCGTGGTGCGAATACATCACCCCAACCAGAGGCTATGGCGCGTTCTAGAGCCTCATGGCGCTGTTGTGGTGTCATGCTGCGGAGCTTCTTGCAGATGCGATTGAGCACTGGCGTTGAACGCACACCCTTTTTGCACTGCCAGAACTCAATAAGCAAGTCACCGCAACCACTTAGATCACCTGGCACAGACGATGCTGGCAGTTTCTTGAATCGATTCGGATCCTTGTTCCCATTTTCGGCGCTTGCGCCTTGGGTTCTTGTTCTTGGGTTCTTGTTCTTGGGTTCTTGTTCGTCTGTCGTTTTTGCAAGGGGTCCCCTTGCGTTTTTGATAGGGGTCCCCTGTCGTTTTTGTAAGGGGTTACCCCTTTCGTTTTTGACAGGGGTTAAATCTGCAAGGGGTTCCGGCGCATCAGTTTTGACGTGATGAACCGTTGTGTAGCCTGGTCTTTCAATGGATGTGATCCATCCCGTTTCACGCAACCACGACAGTGATCGCCTGATCACGAACTGACTGATGCCGGTTTCGGTGTGGATCGTGTTGATCGAAACCCAGCAGCCTTGATCTGAATTCCATCCGTGACGATGCAAGACGGCATAAACCGCCCATGTAGCAGCATCGGCTTGATCCATGAGCTTGTAGGGAAGTGCAGCGAACCCGCTTGCACTGACTTTGCTTGGCACGTGCTATCCTCCAGTTGTTAGGGGTGTTGTCCTTCTGGACACGCAAGCCACCGTTGGCGCGGTGGCTTTTTTATTGCGTGCCGTTGATTCTACGGCGATTTCACAGATTGGAAATACGCCTTCAGGGTTTGTTCATGCTGCATAAAAAGACAGTCAGCATGACGCCTGAGTTGTGAATCATCAAATCGTGTGGTTTCACGATTCACGCCGGTTTCCCAGTACAGGGTTTCTTCGTGTTGCTTTTGCTGCTTGATGAATTCAAGAGCAGCGCGTGTTTCATCGCGGTCCTTGATTAGTGCAGCCAAAAGCTGTTTACGTTGTTCAGGATTCATTTTTTCGGGCAATTTCAATAATTTCGTTAATCGCGTGCATACTGCAAGTCCTGCCGCGCTTTGCATATTTTTCTTTTTTGGATTTGACATATCTAACGTTTTCAGCCCCAACAACTGTGCCGCAAAATTTCATGCTGTTATCAACTTGAACGTCAATCTCTTGCTGCAACTCAACTTTAGAGGTCAGCTTTTCTGTGGCTTTTTCGATCTGTTGTTGATCATTAGCTTGGCGATAGCGACAAGCATTTTTAAAGGAATCTATTTGCAGGACGAACGGAGCACAGTTGGCTTTGTACGCACAAGGTCCGTGCGCTTCCATTTTTTGCATTCCAGCAATATGAATTGTGTCGCCTGGCTGGATCATATCCCTGTTGATGCTTTCATCATCTGGGAAAAACACCATGACCATCGCGTCACCAACTGTCGCTTTAAACCAGCTTGAATCTGGCTTGCCAAGACTGAAAACTAAAGCGCGAATGAATGCGAAATTGCTTTGCTTGTTGTTGAGGCTGAGATTTTCAGACATAAACTGAAAGGACGAATGAAGAACGAATGAAAGAAGCTGTGATCCACATTGCTGTGAACGACATCGAACCAGCACCACAAGGCAGTAAGCGCCATGTTGGCGGTGGAAGATTAATAGAGGCCAGTAAAAGGGTCAAGCCATGGCGGCAAGCTGTTGCAGCATCAGCACAACAGCAGATGAAAGATCAAAAAGCAGAGCTATTGACTTGCGCTTGCAGCGTGTCCGTGGTATTTCGCTTTAAACGACCGAAGGCACATTTCACAACAAATGGGCAACTAAGGGCAGCAGCACCGAAGCACTGTGTCGTGAAAAGGAACGACATTGATAAGTGCTGCCGGTCAACGCTTGATGCACTAACCGACAGCGTGTTTGCTGATGACAGTCTTGTTGTGAGTCTGAATGCAGAAAAGCGGTACTGCATCGGCAGTGAACCGCCTGGTGCATTGATTACCGTGATTCCGCTTTAACTGTTGAGTAGCAAACACCGCGATAGCAAAGCTGTGAAGGCTGCAGTGACTGCTTCTGCGCGACCTTAAGCAGTTGCTGCTTTTGCTCTTTGCGCTGGAGGAGTGAAAGCACGTTCATTGATTCGGTAGTTGTTGCTACCAATCTATACAAGACAGGTCAAGTCGTGGTGCTCAGACTGTTACAGAGATCAGGTTGATACCCCTTGCTTGGTACTAAAAGGCAGTACTACAGCTGCGTGCCAATCGTTAAACCTGCACACAATGGGTGCACAAGGGGTGAAGCTCGTATATCTTTAGATCAGTCAAGGGAACACCCCATGATTGCACTCCACGCCACAGCTGCTGATTTTGAAGCCTGGCAAACCAAGGCTCGCACCATGACCAACGCTGAACTGCTTTATGCAGCACGCGATTGCCGCGAAGCTGAAGAAGCAATGCGCGGTTGGAACCCTATCCGTGAAGGTTATTACAGCGACCAAGCCAGCACTTATGGCATGGAGCTGAAACGCCGTGTAGACCAACTCCGCCAAACAAACAAATGATCACCATCATGCGCAAGCAACGCCCGGTACTTCCGGGCGAATTGCTCCCACCATCACCACGCAAATACAACAAACCAGCACCACAACTCCCGCGCTTCTAATCATGCAATTCACCAGCGAAGAACTTGACATCCTTTACACACTCACCCGTCAAGAATCACGACGCCTTAGCGAAAAGTTTGGCTGGGGAGCCAAACCAACTGAAGGCAGCCAAATGGATTTGGTCTACAAACTAGATCAAAAACTTTCCGCAAACAAAGTACAACGACACAACCGCTTCTAATGGACTTTCACACCATCACCCTTGATCAGTACGAATTCATGCAGGACATGCTTGATCGCGGCAAACAGCTTCAAGAAACAGATCCACAAACGATCTACTACATCGAAGCCTTCATTGACGATCGCCTGCAGTGGACTGAATGGGCAACAGATGAAGAAGAACGCGAATCATTGATTCGTGATGCTGTTGCCGCTGGTTTTACTTACACCGTCGAAACTGAAGTTCAGTAATGCCAGCAAGCTTTTCAATCCCAACCTGTCCCGAATGCTTTGGTCCTACAAAGGTAAAAAGCAACCTTAACGAACGCCGCACTTATGACCTAGTTCGTTTGCGTGAATGCCTTGATTGCCAACATCGCTTTTACACACGTCAAACACGCGAAAAGCCCGTGCCATTAGAAAACATCAAATGGCGCAGGGATGAGCGCAACTCACGCACCGTTTCAATAGTTGCGGACTAGGACCGACTCACGCATCTGCATCCCTCACACCTGATCCGCTGCAGGTGACTTGTCCTTCGCCTTTTGGCAAAGTTCCCACGAATTCTAACAATGAAGCACACCCCATTGGTTGTTATCTTCATCACATTGTTTGGTTGGGCGTTTTTCTATTCGCTTACGAAGACATTGGATGATCTAACGCAAAGAGACTGCGAAGCTGGTGTAGTCAGGGCTTGCGAAGCTCTTGCGGGGTCAAAATGACCGTGTTACCCTTTGCTAGCACTGGCATACACTCAATGATCTCTAATGCTGAGTATCATGCCGACCCAGCAATTTCAGCATCACACCTTCACGCCATCTCACGCAGTCCGCACACCTACTACAAACGATTCATCGACCCTGAACGTCCTCGTTCAGAGCCGACTGCTGCAATGCGGCTTGGTACTTTTGTTCACACTGCTGTTCTTGAACCTGACGATCTTGATCGACGTTATGCAGTCTGCGCCACTCGCAAAGGCTCCACAACTTACAACAAGTTGATCGACAAAGGCATTGAACCTGTCACGCAGGCTCAATGGGATCAAGCACACGCTATGTGTGATGCTGTTCGTAATCACCCTGAAGCCGCTTGGTTGTTATCAGAAGGCAAAGCTGAGCAATCAGTCTGGTGGGATGATGAACAGTTTGAGATGCGTTGCAAATGCCGTCCTGATTGGTGGAACGGTGATATTGTGATTGACCTCAAAACAACGCAAGATGCAAGCCCACGCGGTTTTGCTTCAAGCGTTGCAAAGTGGAGGTATCACGTCCAGCAGATGCACTATCTGCAGGGCACAAAAGCAGCACGATTCGTCTTTGTTGCTGTCGAAAAAGAATACCCATTCAACGTGGGTGTTTATGAACTCGACAATGAAGCCTGCGGCGTTGGTGAGGAGTTACGGCAACGTGACATGAACCGCATCAAGACCTGCAAGGAACGCAATCAGTGGCCTGGCTACAGCAATGACATTTCAACGTTGTCACTGCCAAGCTACGCCACAAACATTGAACTTTCACCTGATGATTTCTGATGTCTGAACTGACAAAAGCACTGATCGGTTTCCATAAAGCCGTGGACAAAATTGAAAAGAATGCACGCGCAAATTACGGCAAGTTTGCTGATCTGGCAAATGTGCTTTCTACCGTGACGCCTGCACTGCACGCGAATGGTCTGGCAATCACTCAAACGTTCCTGGATGACTCGTTGATCACTACGCTGCATCACATCAGCGGTGAAACCCTTAACAGCACCGTCAAGCTTTACGTGCAAGATGGCAGGAACATTACGCAGGAATGGGGCAAAGCTGTAACGTACCAGCGCCGTTATGCGATCTGCTCAATCCTTGGCATCGTGGCTGATATGGACACTGATGCTGAGGCAGAAGCGCCTGCAACAGCTAAAACAACACCAGCGCAAGCCAAACCTGCAAATGTAAAACAAGCGGTTGCATCTCAAGCCTTTCAAGCTGGACAGAAGGCAATCAAAGCAGCAAAGACGCTTGATTCATTATCTGATCTAAGCAAACGTGTTGCTGAACGGTTTGACAAAAAAGATCTCAGCAAACAGGAATACGATGACCTGCTGAAGCTGCTGCTTAACAAAGAATCAGAGCTGAAAGAATTTGAAAAATGATTGACCCTGACGACATCAACACTTATCTCACCACCGAAGATCTATCCGTTCGCTATGACCTAAAACCAAACACCATCAAGCGTTGGCGTTCTCGTGGACAAGGGCCAGCTTTTTACAGAGTTGGTCCTCTTGGTATTTCACCAAAAACACCAATGATTCGCTACAAGCTCGCAGACGTTCTTGCCTGGGAGCAATCCAACAACATCACACCCATCAACTGAACAATGGCAAACACTGCATTTAACGCTCGCTTTCGCATCATGGAAAACCGCAAGCGCAAAGGTGATCGTGATCCAAATGAAAACATCTGCGTTGATTTCACCCCAGAAGAAGCCCGCAAGGCTGCTCAATGGTTAATGGATAAAGCGTCTGAAACTGAGGCAGGATCATCTACGATCCGTCAGTATCGCGGCAGGAATGACTATGAGGAAGTGCCTGGCTTCACGCTTTGGGGTGGCATCTGGGAGACAACAGGCAAGTTTTCACCGATGCCATTGGAAGCATCAAACGACAACATCCCGTTTTAATTTCTAGACACAAAAATCGTAAGCTGTTACCCTTTGCCGGTAGCAGCTTTTTTCATGGCCGATTCATTCAGACAGTTTCTTAATGAAATCGGCAAGCATCCACTGCTTACGGCTGAACAAGAAATTCAGCTGTCGCGTCGTATTTTTGCGATGCAAGATCTCCTAGCAGAACGCGACCTAGAAAAAGAACCGCTGACAAAACAAGAGCAACGTGTTGTTCGTTCAGGTCGTCGCGCAAAGGACAAGTTGATAAACAGCAACTTACGCTTGGTTGTTAATGTTGCCCGTAAATATGCACCACGAATCGAAGGAACGATCCTAGAACTACCAGATCTTGTGCAGGAAGGTTGCATTGGCCTGC